ATTTTGAAGAAAAAATAGTTAATAATACCTTTTTTAATATATGAGAACAATAGGAGTACTCACACCTTATAAACACTTACCAGAATTTAACACTTACCTAAAAGGTAAATTTAAAATTATCAGCATGGTTGATGTACCTAAAGATACTTTAAAAATATTCAAAGGTATAGACTATTTATTTGCTGCACCAAATTACCTTAATTACGTACTCAATAATGATGATATAAAAGGGACTAACGTTAAAGCAATCATCACACCATCGACAGGAGACAATCATATTAACGTCTCTGTCCCGGTAATAACTATAAAGAATGATAGTATACTAGAAGATATATCCTCTACAGCAGAGCATAATCTTTACCTGTGTTTAGCATTACCGAGGTATATTGGGAACATAGTAGAACTAAAAGAAAAGACTTTAGGTATACTAGGATACGGAAGATTAGGAAAAATACTAGAAAAATTAGCAAAGAACATATTTAAGAGAGTACTTAAATCAGATTTAACACATACAGATGAGGAGTTCTTTACAGAAACAGACTTTCTTAGTATTAATATAGACAGTAATGATTCTAATTTAGACTTTATTAATAAGGAATATGTTTGTAAAATGAAAAAAAATCCGTATATTGTTAATACGAGTCGAGGAGAGGTTGTAAATGAAGATGATATAGTTAGTTTAATATACGACGGCAAGGTATTAGGTTATGCTACAGATGTGATAAAGGAAGAACACACTTCTAAATACACAGTTCTCAAAGATAATAACGATAAACGTATTTTAATTACACCTCATATAGGGGGAACAGCTATTGAAGCACAAGAAAAAGCGTACAAAAGGGTAATAAGTAAATTATATGAAAATAATATCAGAACTTTGTCAAAACCATAATGGAGATAGAGGCTTATTAGAGAGAATGGTTAAAAGCGCTGCAGTATGTAGCGATATAGTAAAAATACAAACTATAAAAGCCGAAACGTTTACATTCAGAGAAGAGTATGAAAACTTTAGACCTTATGAACCTGAGTTCTTAAGACTAAAAGGGTTAGAACTATCAAAAAAAGACGAACAGTTTTTTATTGATAAATGTAAAGAGTATGGAGTCGAATCTATGACAACTATTTTTGTTCCTAGACAAGCTCCAATGTTTAATAATTTAGGATACGATAACTTAAAAGTATCTGGTTACTCTATACCTGCTTTTGATTACGGTTTAAAGCTTAAAAACTTTAAATTTAAAAAATTCTTCTTCTCTACATCGAGTTTAACTTTACAGGAAATAAAAAAGACAGTTAAGAATTTAAACAAGATGGGGATAGAGTACTATATGCTTCAATGTACTTGTGTTTACCCAACTCCTCTATCAAAACTTAATTTACAGAATATTAGTTACTTTAGAAATGAGCTAGGAGTTAAGAATGTAGGATTGAGTGACCATACAAATCCTCATGAAGATAATTTACTTTCATCTAAGTTAGCAATCTTACAGGGTATAGATGTATTAGAGAGACACTTTACTATTTTAAAGATAGATGAAACTAGAGACGGTAAAGTTTCTGTTACACCAAAGATGATGTCGGAATTAAAAAGATTTAGCCGTATGTCTAAAGACGATCAATACGTAGAGATTAACAAATTTAACGACAATCAGAAATTTAATCACGATTACTATAGAGAAAGATTTTTATGAGTAGTATAAAATTAATAATATTTGACCTAGACGGAGTTTTAGTAGAAGCTAAAAATATACATTTCGATGCCCTAAACCAGGCTTTATCTGAAATAAATGCCGGATATAAAATAAACTGGTCAGAACATCTTAATAAATACGATGGACTTAAAACTCGACAGAAATTAGAATTACTTACTCAAGAAAAAGGTTTACCATCAGAGATTCATAATGAGGTATGGAAAAATAAACAAAAAATTACTGTAAATAAATTAGCTGACCTTAAACCAAGTAAGGAACTTATAGCTACTATAAAACTACTTCACCAAGAAGATTTTAAATTAGCCGTATGTTCTAACTCTATTAGAAGAACTTGCTTAACAGTATTAGCTAAATTAGAGTTAATAGAGTATTTAGACCTTATCATATCTAACGAGGATGTAACTAACAGTAAGCCCCATCCCGAAATGTACTGGAAAGCAATATCTATGATGAGTATGCTACCGGAAGAGACTTTGATAGTGGAAGATTCTCCTTACGGTCTTCTTGCAGCAGCCAGAAGTAAATCTTTTATACTTAGAGTTAAGAACCCAACAGAAGTTACATATAACAATATAATGGATAAGATAAATACTATTGATTACGGAGAAAAACAACCTATACCTGCTTGGAGAGATAAAAACTTAACTGTCTTAATTCCTATGGCAGGAGCAGGAAGTAGATTCGAACAAGCTGGATATACTTTTCCTAAACCTCTTATAGACGTCAAAGGAAAACCTATGATTCAAGTTGTAACGGATAATCTTAATATTAAAGCAAACTTTATATACATAGTACAGAAAGCACACAGAGAAAAATACAATTTGGATACACTCCTTAACTTAATAACTCCAAAATGTAAGATAGTAGAAGTGGACGGAGTAACTGAAGGAGCAGCCTGTACTGCCCTACTTGCTAAAAAATACATTGATAATAACAACCCTCTATTCTTTGCTAACTCAGACCAATTTGTTGAATGGGATTCAAATGAGTTCCTATACAAAATGAATGAAACTAATACTGATGGTGGAATAGTAACTTTCAAATCTACTCACCCTAAATGGTCTTTTGCTAAATTAAATAAAGAAGGGCTTGTAACAGAAGTAGCAGAAAAAAATCCCATATCAGATTTAGCTACTGTTGGTTATTATTTCTGGAAACATGGTTCAGATTTTGTTAAGTACGCAGAGCAAATGATTAAAAAGGAAGTTAGAGTGAACGGAGAATTTTACGTATGCCCTGTTTTTAACGAAGCGATAGCAGACGGTAAAGAAATCAGAACCTTTAATATACCTAAAATGTGGGGGTTAGGAACCCCTGAAGACCTTAGCTACTATTTGGAGAACTTTAAGTAAGATACCTTATGTTACTAATATCACATAGAGGAAATACCAACGGTAAACAGGAATCAGAAGAAAATAAACCTTCTTATATTGCTAATACTTTGAGTAAAGGCTTTGACTGTGAAGTTGACTTTTGGTTTATTGACAACAAATTCTTATTAGGCCATGATGAACCTCAGTATGAAATTCCTTTCGACTTTATACAGTCGTACTATAGGTATCTGTGGATACATTGTAAGAACTATGATGCACTCTCTAAATTAATAGAGATAGATAGAGGAGGTATATATCTTAATTATTTTTGGCATGATAAAGATGATGTAGCTGTTACTTCGAAAGGTAACTTGTGGGCTAACCCTGGAACATATATAGAAAATAGTATTGCAGTACTTCCTGAAATTAAAAAAGATAAGTTAGACGGGAGGTTAGGTGTCTGTAGTGACTTTATAAGTAACTATGTCTAAAGCAGTTTTCATATCCGGTTTTTTATATGGCTTATCTGATAACATTCTTCCGTTTCTAGATAAGAACACAGATTTATTTGTACATACGTGGGATACAGAAGAAAATAAAAGATGGATAAACAAATTAGAAAGGTATAGAAAGAACTGTAGAGAAATAGTTATAAAAGTTTCAAAACCTGAACATGAAAGAAAAAGAATATCGTACTTACAGTCTACATATTATGCTACTAACCTAATTAAAGACCCTTACATATACGACTATATAGTTAAATTCAAACCTGACCTAGATACAGATACAATAGTATATAAGGAAGATATGAAAGAGTGTTTTAACAAAGCTTACCTGCAGAGTAAGCCGTTACTCAACGAGTATAAGAAAGAACACTGTATATACGGTACAGTACATTACAAATCTATTGATGAAAGAGTCTTTACCTGTTACCCGTACGTCATAGATAGAGTATTCCAAGATAAAGGTGATACTAGCTATCAAAAAGGCTTTATGAATGAAGTTATAAACTCAGACGGAAGACTAAAGTGGTTTGTAAATGAAGAATATGAAGGCAGTCTACTATGGGCTAATTTATTCAAGACATATAACATACCAATCATACAGGATATAAATTTAAAATTAACAAACAATAAACAATGGCAGTAAAAAAAAGCATAAAGTTAGATACATCTTATTTGACCCAAATTTATGAAGTACAAAAAAGAAAGACATTAATAGACAGTGAACTAGCATCTATTGGTAAAACAGAGATAATTATTAAGAGAAGAAAGACTGCTGTAGAGGGGTTTATGGAAAAAACAGATGAGATTGAAAAACAACTTGCAATATCACTACAAAAAGAGCACGGAGAAGGAACGATAGATACAGCAAAAGGGTTATTTGTTCCATCCTAATTTTCGAATTTTGTAGTCTATTTATATAAGATGACGAATACTCTATTCATAAGTAGTGTTTCGCTTTATACAATATATTTATTAATAGACCTAATTAAACTTAATAAAACATGGCAGAAACTATAATCTCCCCAGGAGTGTTTACAAGAGAGAATGATATCTCATTTGTATCCCCAGCACCAACTGAAATAGGAGCATGTATAATAGGACCAGCAGTAAAAGGACCGGTAGAAATACCAACTACTGTAACGTCTTACAATGAATATGTGAGAATATTCGGAGATACATTTGAATCTGGATCTACTAACCAAGAATTTTTAACTTCTATAGCAGCAAAATCTTATTTCTCTCAAGGAGGAAACAGTTTATTAGTTGCAAGAGTAGTAACAGGTTCTTTCACAGCAGCTTCTTCTACATTTATTTCAGCTTCCAGCAATGCAAGTATTCAACCTTTCCAATTAGAATCTATAGGAAAAGGTGAAATATATAATAACGCTACTTCTTCTAACATTGAAGATATATCACAAAATAGTGACGGTTCATTAGTTGACGGTTCTAGTGATAACTTAAGATGGGAAATTTCAAATGTAAGTAATGCTAAAGGTACATTTACACTATCTGTAAGAAGAGGTGATGATAGTATTAAAAATAAAATAGTATTAGAGACTTTTAACAACATAAGTTTAGATCCTAACGATTCAAATTACATTGAAGCAATAGTAGGTAATCAAGTTAAAGCAATGTCTGGTCAAAACGATAATATCACTACTACAGGTGAATACGTTAACAGGTCTAAATATATAAGAGTAAGTGCAGTAAATGCACCTACTATAAATTACATAGGTAATAACGGATTAATTAGATTAGGATCAGCATCTGGTTCTTTACCTACAGCAGCTTCTGGAGCTTTTTATGATGCTACTGGAGTTATAGCTCATGGAGGTATGACATTTGCAGATGACATTGCAGCTAACACACAAGGTTTAGGTGTAACTGATTACTCAGACATTATTACATTACTTAATAACTCAGACGATTTTAAATTTAACGTAATTTCAGCACCGGGTATAATAGATAACCATCACGGTTCAACTGTAGACGGTTTAATAGACTTAGCTGAAACAAGAGGCGACTGTATTTACATTGCTGATTTATATGCACATGGAACATCAGTAGAACTTGTAAGCGGTCAAGCAGACGAATTGAATTCTTCATATGCAGCAGCTTACTGGCCTTGGCTACAAACTAGCTCAGCGACAGGTAAAAACGTATGGGCACCAGCTTCTACTTTTATCCCAGGAGTATATGCCTTTACAGATGGAGCTAACGCACCATGGTTTGCACCAGCAGGATTAGTTAGAGGAGGTCTAGCAGGAGTAATACAAGCAGAAAGAAGATTATCACGCACACAAAGAGATACACTGTATAATGCTAAGGTAAACCCAATCGCTTCTTTTCCTGGAACAGGTATAGCAGTATTTGGTCAGAAGACATTACAAACTAAAGCTTCTGCTTTAGATAGAGTAAATGTAAGAAGATTACTAATTGACTTAAAAGAGTTTATTGGCAACCAAGCACAAAATTTAGTATTCGAACAAAACACTGTTAATACAAGAAACAAATTCTTATCAGCAGTTAATCCATATTTAGATTCAGTAGTACAGAGACAAGGTCTTTATGCTTATAGAGTCGCAATGGATGACAGTAACAACACAGCAGATGTAGTAGACAGAAACCAATTAGTTGGTCAAGTATTTATTCAGCCAGCTAAAACAGCAGAATTTATTGTTCTTGACTTTACAGTTGAACCATCAGGAGCATCTTTTGGAGCGTAATTTGAATTAACAGATATTTATAATAAATTAATAACATAAAATGGCAGTATTAGACCCAAATGAAATAATGTTCAGAGCGTTCGAGCCAAAGGTACAGAATAGATTTGTACTCTTTATAGATGGTATTCCATCATTCATGGTTAAAAACGTAGCAGCTCCGAGCTTTACTGACGAAGTAATAAAGTTAGATCATATTAATAGCTACAGAAAGATACGTGGGAAAAGAGAATGGCAAGATATGGATCTTACATTATATGACCCTGTAACACCTTCTGGCGCTCAAGCAATAATGGAATGGGCTAGATTATCTTACGAATCTGTAACAGGAAGAGCAGGATATGCAGATTTCTACAAAAAAGATTTAACTCTAAATATATTAGGACCAGTAGGAGACATAATTGGTGAATGGGTAATGAAAGGAGCATTTATCCAAACAGCTAATTTTGGATCATACGATTGGTCATCTTCAGAGGTTGTCGACTTAACTATGACAATTTCAATGGACTATTGTGTATTAAACTTCTAGTATATTAATACTAACTACATAAATTGACAACAACCCGGCATTTAGTCGGGTTTTTTGTTTGTACCGTAATTTATTTTTCGTATATTTATTATAAAGCAAGTTATATAAAATAAAATTTATGGATTCAAAATTTAAAATGCCCACTGAAACAGTGGAATTACCCTCTAAAGGATTACTATACCCAGAAGATTCACCATTAGCTAAAGGTGAACTTGAAATGAAGTATATGACAGCTAAAGAGGAAGACATACTTACAAATTCCAATTACATTAAGAACGGTACAGTTATAGATAAACTATTGGACTCTTTAATAATTACAGAAGGAGTAGTGTACAAAGAACTTTTAGTTGGGGATAAAAATGCCCTTATGGTAGCTGCTAGAATACTCTCTTACGGGAAAGATTATGAAACAACATACTTAGGTAAAAAATATACAGTAGATTTATCTGAACTAAAAAATAAAGAGATAGACTACAGTCTACTTAAGGACCGTAAAAATAACTTAGAGTTCGAATTACCGCAAACTAAAAATAAAGTAACATTTAAGTTTTTGACTCATCAAGATGAAAAAGATATAGATAGTGAAATAAACGGTTTGAAGAAGATGAATAAAGAAAGCAGTACTGAAGTAACCACAAGACTTAAACATACTATAACCTCAGTTAACGGTTTATCAGAAACAAAAGATATAAGAGAATTTGTAGATAAGTTCCTACTAGCTTCTGACGCTAGAGCACTTAGAAACTATAT